AACAGGACAATTTAATTGAATTTGACCAACTGTTGAACCATCACCCTGAATCTCTAATATATTGGTGAATGGTTTAACTACTATATTACCAGAAGCAGAGGTTGTTATTCCACCAAGAACTGATGCTGTTAATGTTTTATTAGTGAATGTTTCTGTGCCATCAAGAGTTGCTAAAGTGCCAGTAGTTGGTAGAGTTAGACCAGTTGTACCAGTTGTAGTTAATGTTGTAGCATGAGCACCTGAAGTGGTTAAGTTACCACCAAGAGTAATAGTTTTACCAGTGTTTGCAACACCAGTACCGCCATACTGACCAGCGATTACAGTTCCATTCCAGACACCAGTGGCGATAGTACCAAGAGTGGTTACACTAGAAGATCCAGCAGTTGGAGATTTAGCATCTAATTGAGTTTGAATAGCAGAAGTTACACCATCTACATAATTTAGTTCTGTTACTGTAGGTGCCAGAGTAATTGCAGTTCCATTGCCAATAGCATTGTAGATTTCGTTGAAATTGTCATTAATTTTTAAACCTGCTGCACGAAGGGTATCACCTGTACCATCATTCGCTGTAGTCCCTACTCCGATAATTGATTTTGCCATTTATTTTCTCCTTTGTTACATCGTGTCAAATGTGATCGATGTATTGTCTATTCTTACTGATCCACTGCTGTCGAAAGATTCCCCAGTAGTATCAGAATTATCCATTGTTAGTAGGCTAGAATCCATTAATCCTATACCTGAATCCATTGTATGCGAAACATTCAACTTAATGATGTCAATATACGCTTCTTGCGCAAAGTTTGCTCTTCTATTAGGATTATTTATAACATCCCCGATGATAATATCGCCAAAATCTTTAATTTGTGTGTTTGCGTATGTATTCCAATAACCTTCATTTGGAGCATCATAATCTTGAGTCCAAGCATTAGTGTAAACACCTATGCTTTGTTTACTTCCAGCTGCATATGGTGGTATAGTAAATTTCCACTTTTCTAGCCAACCTAAGTTTGTACCAAAAACTCTAGTCCCAGCGGAAGGGGAAGAACGAAGTTCTATTCTGGCAACCGACTCAGCAAAAGTAGTAGGATCTTGAGATAGTGTTTCCCAAATAATGGTTTTGTATGTTTCTCCAACTTCTGCTCTTAGATCCAATAAATGAATTTCTGTTGGAGTTAAGTATGGAATATGAATAACAGGTAAGAACTCTGAAGGTACAGAAAGAACCGCTAAATGCGCTGATAAGAAATCAGTGATAATTAGGGTTACTTGTTCTTTATCTAATGTTGGATTACTTTCAAAAGCAGTTCTGTAATTACCAACTGCACGCATCTTCATATTAATGAACATACGAATAATGCTAAGCAACTCTGAAACATCAATAGTTACATTAGTTGGTGATTCAACTTGAGATTGAATACGAACCTCACCAAATAGAGCTAAACCTACTGGATGTAGAAGTTTCTTAACTGCTTCACGATATTTGTCGATCGACTGACCAACTTTAATAACATATGAGTATTCTTGATAATACAAACTGTCTTGAATCTTTTTAGAAGATTCAGAGATCTTACCATCGGCATTAACAAACTTACCTAAAGTTTTTCCAACTGCACCAATGACACCTCTTGCCTCAGCATGAGATTTTGCTGCATCAGAAACAATTTTGGCAGATGCGCCTGTAGTATTTACAATGGTTTGATTGATCTGGAATTCTCCAGACACTTCGTTGACGAATGCTTTACCTTCTTCATCAAATAAACCATCACCATCTTCTTTAACTAAAACGATTCTATCAGAACATGGAAATAATGTCATTAAGTTTCTACTAGTATCAAAACTTAATATTGTACCAGAAGGAACTTGTTGGTTTTCTAATATAACTTTATCACCAGTTTCTAATACTAAATTTGATTCTATATCAGTTTCTACTGCAAGAGTTTGAGCTAAAGCAGTGACTGTATCTCCAATAACGAAAGAACCACTTATGTTTTTGACAACGATATTATTTGGGAAGGTTGGAATTGGTGCAGTTTCGTACCCAGTTCCTGGATTTGTAATGCCAACTTTAGTGACACGACCAATGTTATCACCAATGGCAATTAGTTTTGCTCCAGTGCCACCAGTAGTACCAATTATAGGTAATTTTCTATAGTATGCACCACCAGTTATTAGGGATACACTTTTAATACCACCAGTTAAAGAATTTTCAATATCAAACTGAGAACGATCTTCTTGTAGAATGTAAGATCCATCTTCTAACAATACTGAATCTAAATTGACATCTGTAATAACTGCTCTGGCAGAAACCAACGAATCTCCAACATCACCAGCATCAGTATTATTAAACAATAATTCTGAACCAATTGAGTAACCAGATCCAGGAGTATCGATAATAATATTGGTGACTTCACCATATCCAATATTTTGTACTTCTGCTTGAGCATCAGCACCAGTTCCAGAAATTAATGTTAAAGGTGAACCAATACTATAGTAAGATCCAGATTGGATAACATTAAAATTAGTTGATACTGGAATAACATCCAATGTAATCACTGAATTATTAGTATTATCTAAACCAGTGATTGAATCTGTAAAGTTAAATGTACCAACAATACTTGGTTCATTCAAAGTTAATTGAACGATTGTATTAGTTCCAACTTGAAATTTAATAACAGATTCAACAGATGCTCTTGTAGCACCTTGTGTGATTGTTTGGCCAACTAAGTTAAAAGACTCACCTGTTATTTGGACAGCACGAATAACATTACTTTGATCCCATTTACCATCTGATAGTCGAAGCATATCGACTTTTGGAAAATACAAATCTGGAGTTTCATTAAACAGTAATCTGAACAAGAACTCATAAGATTTAATCGTACCCTTGGAACGATAAACTTCTTTAATTTGTTTTGCAAGATAACGCTTATCTGATAACACTGCTTGCGGCAGTTGTGGCATTAACTCGTCTTTGAAATACTGTACAAATGATTCAACTGTATCGTCAACATCTCTTAATGATTCTAAGTTTCTTTTATTTGTTTGTTCTAAAAACTCATAGTATGCTTCTAGGAAAGCAACAAACTGAGCATTGTCCTCACGAACAAACTCAGGGAGTTGTTTAGATACAACTGTAGAAACTTTTGTTTTTACGAGTGCCATTAGTTACGACTTGGAGTGAAGATGTAGTTAGTACCACCAGAAGAAGAACCAGTTGCAACGCTATCAGCAATCGCATTAATAGTTAATTCCTCTTCAGCTATCATAACTAACTGACTTCTAACTGATACGATATCGTTAGATTGCGGTTTAATAGTAAATGTTAGTCTATTGTTATTAGCATATGTGATATTAATATCATTAACAGTAATAATTCCGTTAGCATAATCTACTGTTCCTTGATTTGTATTTACATACTTTTTAGTTGAAGCATTGGAAAAGAAGAACAGACGAAGATTGCCAACACCATCATCTTCAAGATAAACAGTTTCGGCAGTTCCATCAACAATAAAACCTTCAGAAACAACTGAGTTTTCAGCAACACCTGCGCTATAGATTGGGTTTTCAATACCGATAACATATGATGTACCAGTGCCGATTGATGGAGTAATAGAACGAACTAATGTCAATGTTGAAATATTACTTAAAATAGAATCTTCTGACGCATCGATTAAACGAGATAGTTTTGAGAATCTGAACATACCATCAAATTTCTTAAGATCGGAGTCATTGTAATCTGCAATTACCTGACGAACTAAAGTCTTGATAGTTTCTTCATTGTTATTAGTTGATAGTGGATTGTAGTAAACAGTGGTATCAAGTTTAACATAAAGATACTGTGGATCAACGATCTCTGGGATAATTGACACAACATTCTTACCTTTAAGAATTGTATTCTTAATAGAATCTTTGGTAGCGTTAGTTAGTGTTTCGCCAGATCTTGGTTTAATACAAATAAACACTTTACCATAAATTGGAGGACTGTTATCTTCACCACCCCAAACATTTACGGATTCCACATTGGCAAAAACTTGAGGTAAAATAACTTTGTAGTCATCGGCAGTAACTGCACGATTTTGTGCTGAATAATTTTTAGGAGCATTAAACTTAATAGAATCAATTGACTCTGCTTCTGCACCACCATCAGCGATTGAAACAGTGTTGACTGTTACTGTACCATTTAGAGATGCTCCATTGTAAGTAAATACTCTTGCGCCATTTGCTGCTTCTTTATTTGTAGTAAAGTAGTCTAAAGAAACCACATTACCATTTGATGGCTTATAACCAACAATACCATCACCAAAATAAACTTCGAACAGACCATCGTCAATTTCTTTTAAGAAAAATGCACGAGTTAATGCTCCAACTTCGGCAATATTATCGGCAAATGTATAACTTGTATATGCAGCAGATCCAGGATTTTCTTGTACACGAACTGTCAGCGTGTCAATATCTACATTAGTATTAGGAATCTTATAAAGAACACCATCACCAACAGTATATGTAAAGTTTAGTGGTTTACCTTCAGTTAGAACAACATCATTAAATGTGTAAACACCAGCAACTGGAACTACTGTGATTGCATCTCTAGAATAAAAATTATATTGAACATTATCAACACGAGTAAAAAATGAAGAGTATGCGGGTAGTGTTAAAGAAGTTGGACTACCAGTAACTGCGCTGACTGAAATATCAACAGTTGCAGATGGTGCAGTAACAGACTGCGGTAGGTATCCAAGCATCTTAGAAAGCGAAACTACACTGTTACGCTTTTAAGATTGGCTTTGATTCGATCAAAGTCCAACTCAGAAACTACAATTTTCTTATTATCCATTTATCGGGTTCTCTCTAATGTCAATTCTAATGTTAGAGGTCTTTCAGTATTCTGTAATTTAAAGTAAAGAGTAACATAAATTGAATTGGTATCTGGGCTACTATTTACATGAACATCTGTTAGCACTACTCTTGGTTCAAAGTTGTTTACCACATCAACAATGGCTCGCTTTAGCGTGACATTGAGCATCGGTGAAGCTGGTTCAAATAGTAATGCACGAATGGGAGAACCAATTTCACTATGAAATGGTCTCTCATAGTTTCTAGTTAGAATTAAGTTTTTTAGTGCAGTTTTCACTGCATTCTCGTCGTATCTGCGGACTACATCCTTCGTCACTGGGTGAGCAGTGAAGTTGAAGTCTAAGTCTGAATAAATTCTTGTATTTCGTGCCATATTCTTATTTAGGTATCTATCCTACAAATGCGTCTGAAGATCCTTCGGCAATCATATCTCCACAAGCGATATTATCACCAATTCTAGCCACTGCTTTACCCTCAAAGAAGAAGGTAGAAGAACCACTAGAAACTTTTCTAGCTGCGTTTGGATGAATAGTCTTACCACATACATGTTGAATATACATGGTAAGCCCAACTAACTGAACGGCATTTCCATTAAAGAAAGCAGTTGATGCGTATGGTCCCTGAGAATTGGTCGGTGGAAAACATGCGTGACCAGTTGATGATGTACTTGATGTAGCGACTCCAGGCATTATTTACCCTCCTTTTGATTATCTACTGCTTGTTTAAATAGTGCTTTACCAACATCCCAAAAGTTAGTTAAAGTAACTTTATAAGTTATAGTCTGTGGTCCAAGCATACTGTCAACTGCCAATGCTGTATAGTTGTAAAAGTGATATAATGTTCTATCTGCTTTAAACGATGTCATGGCGTAAACATTACCTTGATCTAACTCAGCCCAAATATCAGTTATTATACTTCCCTGCGTAATAGTCTGAATAGAAGAATTGTCGTTTGGTATCTCTTTATATTTTATAACACTCTGGTCAAAAGTATAAGGATAGCTTCCAGATATCGCTGCAGAAAGACCATTAATTAAAATAATACTAGAAAATGATTGCGTTGTTGCAGTTAAAGATACTGGTCTAGGTGCACCTGATACTGAATCTATGTACTGAATACCATAAGAAAAGTTCTGCTTAACAGCCAACTCTTCTGGCTGGTTAATATCAGTTGATCCTGGAATCCACGGCATAATTCACCTTACGCTTTACTTGGTCTAAAGATACCAACAATATCTGCATGCGATGGAGAAATTCCATTGACATAACTCTGTGTCACGGAACCACCTGTTGGGTTATTGTTGGAAACCTTACCACCACCTTGATTACCACCAACTGGATAAATCTTACCATTCTCATACTTCCAGACAAAGTTTACATGGCTATATTTCCAGACGATAACATCTCCAGGTTGAGGAGTAGATACTTTTGTTGCATTCCAACGCTGTGGTTTATCACGAATGTCAAATGCACGAGCAGTTTGAACATAGCGATATCCGCATTGTTTTAGAGTCCAGTTTATAAAACACATACACCATGGCACTTGATCGTTGGTACCAACTGAACCAAGACCGATGTCCTTCCAAGCTGCAAGAATATTTGGATTGCTTGGTCCACCCTTCATACCAGTCTCAGCCCAATATCCTTCTTTGGCTTTTGACAACTGGGTAGTCAAGAATGCAGCGATATCACCTTCTGCTTGTCCAGTTGGAGGAAGTGATAATCCTTTATCTCCAATATCTGGTTGTGGTGGACGAGTCGCATTAACACCACCAGCTTCTGCAGCTGGATCGTAATATTTATCTGGATTAGCGTAGAAATCATTCATCGCTTCCATGTCTAACTTTGCATCAACAACAGGTGCTGGACGAACAGGAGTTGTGAACAATTCATATGCGTCTTGTTTAGCAGTAACTTTTGCTGGATACTCAATAGCTGATGCTATAGCGACAAAGGTGGATACAACATCTGCTTCTGTAGCAGATCCTTCTTGTCCATGGAATTCTGAGCCATCAACATTAACATTATCACCTGCAGCAATATTCATTTCTGCAGTGGCAGTCAATAACATGTTTTCACCAGCAAGAGCAGAAAATTCTCCTGTTGCTTCCATGGCAATATAACCTTCTGCAAGAGCAGTGATATTTTTTGTGGCTTGAATCTTAGTGCTTGCTCCACTATTTAAGTAGATATTACCACCAAGCAAGTTTGCGTTAGCAGTATCACCGCTAGTGTCAGTACCATCAGTAGCATTTGCATCAGTTTCATCGGCATTAGCGTTTGGTGTACCTTTAGCATTTACCTCGAAGTCACCACCAACAATAGTGTTAAAATTACCACCAACTTGTAGAGTGAAGTCTCCAGCGACAGCTAGGTTTAAATCATCACCAACTCCAATGTCAGTTTGCCCATGGAGGATAGCATTAGTTGCGCCATTAACTTCAATGTTGGCATCACCAAGAACCATAATATTGACAGAGTTACCAACAGTAAGATTACACTTACCTGCAATATAAATCAGTCCGTTACGATCGTAGATGGTATACCCATCACCAACGATTTTATTAACTTGTGTTCCGTTAGAATCTATATCAAGGAAAGATCCTTTACGATGATAGATGGAAACTGTCTCGTGTCCTGTCGTATCATCAAACATCATCACATGACCAGATTCAGTTTCCATAACTTTGTTATATGGATAACGACCACCATATGGAGCAATTGGTTGCTCCCATGATGATTTAAATGGTCCAGGAATACCAGTTGTTCGTGTTTGATCTTTATAAGAAATTGAGGTATCTTTGATAACACCACGAGCAAGACGATTTGTATCTGGTTCGTTTAGTAGTTCACGGAGTGGGTACTTACCACCTGGATCTTTAAAACCAATGGTTGCATTCTCTGCACGATTTTCTAGTAATGCAGCTTGTTGTTCTGGAGGAAGATGTGCGACTTCTTGTTCGCTGTATGTTTTACCTGTTCCATCTTCGGCTGGTGGACGAATGGTAGAATCACCTAAAACACCTTCACCCAAGAAATACTGATACATGGTTTCTTTCTTAGCGTAACCACCACCAGCATCTGCTCCAGTTCTATCTCTTGCTGCTTTAAAATATCCTGGATCGTTTATATCATGTTTGACATTTTCTTTGTAGAAAATAACACATGCCAAGGCAGCAACTTCTAAGTCAGTATTTAATAGGTTTGGATTTGCCAGTAAGTCTACATTCTTACCATATGCTTTTAGTTTATCCTGTGCTTGTTTATATCCAGCTTTACCAGTTAATTGATTGAAGCCACGACCAAAGTATTTTCCACCATCACCTGCCAATTTATTTCCAAGACCTTGTCCTTTTGCAAATTTGAATCCGTAAATAAACTCAAAGAATTCTTCTTTAGTTTTCTTGCCTGCAGAGTAAGCACTTGCTAATGTTAAGTCACCTTTAAATACACTTGGGAAAATGTTCAAAAGTGCTTGAGGATTATTATAGACATGTCCTTCATCTCTTGGAACCCATGCAGATTCTCCACCAACAATGGCTAGAATAGATGCTTTGGCATACTTAG